TTGCCAATAGGCACATGAGATTTTTTAAATCTGGTACTGAAGTCATGCGTATAAGTACTTCAGGCAATGTCGGTATAGGAACTACTTCGCCAAGTTCTAAACTTCATGTAAGTGGCTCTAGCAATGTAGAAGCCAAGGTTGAATCAACTAACGATAATGCTATTTTAAGAATATCAGCAGATTCAGGTGGTACAGGTACAGGTGCTAATCAAGACCCATTTTTAATATTCCAAAGTGGTGGTACTGATGTAGCAAGAATTTACCACGATAATTCAGTAAACGCTTTAATATTTGATAATAATGATACTACTGAACGCATGCGTATAGACGCTTTAGGCAACCTTGGTATAGGAACGAGTTCGCCTAGTTCTAAGTTGCATGTTGTAGGCACAGCTAACATATCAGGCATAACAAGGATAGGTGATACAGCAACAGGTTTAAAGTTTGCTATTGATTCAACTGATATTTTTAAAATTGATGGTGTTGATACTGGCGAAAATGGTTTTAATTCTATTCATCTAAGAGCTGATGGTACTGATGGTTTATTTATAGAAAAAGATACAAACAACGTAGGTATCGGAACTACTTCGCCTTCTTCTTATTGGTCACAAGCAGATGACCTTGTAATAGCTGGTAGTAGTAACAGGGGTTTAACTATCCAAGCAGGAGCAAGTGGGAATAGCAGACTTGTTTTTACTGACCAAACAAGCAGTAATCCTGGTTTTACTGATGGTGGTCAAGTTCATTATGACCACACTAATGATGCGATGAATTTAAGAACAGCAGGTACAGATGCTATTACTATTAATTCATCACAAAATGTCGGTATAGGAACTACTTCGCCAAGTCAGCCTTTAGAAGTTGCAGGTAACATACAAGCTACAGGCACAAGGTCTATATCAGCTCTTTATGATTCTAACCATTACATGAGACTTGAAGCTAATTCTTCAGGTGGTATTTTAAAAGGTACAGATGGTGGAGTAATAACAACTCTAATTAGAACTTATGGCGGTTCATACTTTAATGGTGGCAATGTTGGTATCGGAACTACATCTCCTTCAGAACCATTACACATATCAAATAGTGACCCTAAAATTAGATTACAAGATTCAGATGGTACTAATCAATTTTCAACAATATTTCAAAATGGTGGTGCGTTAAATTTATTATCAAGAAATAATGTTAACAATGGTTTTATAACATTTAAAGCTAGTGATGGCACAACCACAACTGAGTTCGCTAGATTCAATATGTCAGGCAACTTTGGGATTGGAACAACCAGTCCAGCAACTAAGTTAGAAGTTGCAGGAGATATAACCCTACCTTCTGATGGTCAAATAAAATTTAGAGGAACAAATCATTATCCAAGAATCTTTGCATCAAGTAACGACCTTTTAATAAATTTAGATGATGGTTCTGGTACTAACTTTACAGCATTTAAAATAGATAATGCTACAGGTAATGTTAGTATCGGCACTACTTCGTCATCGGGTAAGCTAATGGTAAGAGAAGATACTGGTGGAAGTCCAACAAGAATAATTGTTAGTAATGGTGGAAGTGTACAATCAGGAACTTCATCAAGACTATCTTTTTATGAAGGAACAACTGAAAAAACTTATATAGAAAGAAGAAGAGATGGTTCTGGGAAAACTGCTTTTGTAACACCAGCAGACGATAATCCGTTTGTTTGGGAAAATGCAAGTGGCGAGTTTATGAGATTCACTAGTTCTAATGTAGGTATAGGAACTACTTCGCCTAGTGAGAAGTTACACGTTGACGGCAACATAAAAACAACAGGTATTATCTATTCAGGGGGTTCTTTAAGGGGTAGTAGTGGTAGTGCAACTAAATTGATATTAGACGCTACATCAACCACAACTGAATTACACGCAGCTGGCACTACAGGAATAATATTCAAAAATAATGGTAATGCTGAACGCATGAGACTAACTGATACAGGTCTAGGCATAGGAACTACTTCGCCTACTCAAGCACTTCATGTTGTAGGTAATGGTTTATTTACAGGTGGTTTAACTGTTGGTGATAGTGCTGCTGATACTTTTATAACAAGAGGACATACACACTTAGCAACTAGTGGAAATAACGTAGGTATAGGCACAACTTCGCCAGATGCACCATTAGACATTAATGGTAATAGATTAAGAATAAGAACAGCAAGAACAATAACCAATGCAGATGACAATGGTGAAGTTGGTGAAATTTCATGGGATGCAAATTATCTTTATGTTTGTGTCAACACCGACACATGGAAACGAGTTGCATTAAGCACATGGTAAAAATAACAGAAAATAATGTATAATTTTATGAATAACAAAAGGAAATAACTATGCCATCATATACAACTAATTTAAACCTAGCTAAACCAACAGTCGGTGGTGATACTAACCAGTGGGGTGGCTATCTTAATACAAATACAGATACCCTGGATGGTATTTTTAATGGTGCTGGTACAGGAACATCTGTAGGCCTACAAGTTGGCTCTGGCAAAACTTTAAAAGTTGGTGGTACATTAACAGCCACAGGCGTAGTGCAATTAACAGGATCTCAAAACGAACTTAGATTTTTTGAAGCTATTGGTGGTGCTGACAACTATGTAGCACTTAAAGCACCAAACGAAATGAGTGGGAATAATAATTACTCATTAGTTTTACCTGCTGCTCAAGGTACAGCAGGACAATTCTTAAAACTATCAAGTTTATCTGGTTCAGAAGGTTTGTTACAATTCGCTGATGCAGGCGGTCAAGCCGATAATTATTTTGCTAGTTCTGGTTTATTAAACAAAGACTTGGGAGTTGGGCTTCATCTTAAGATAGCTGATACAGGAGCTAGTGTAAGTTCTAATGCTGATGAATTAGTTATAGAAAATACAAGTGATGCAGGTTTATCAATCCTAACAGCTAATGATGCTGGTGGCTATGTTAAGTTTGGTGATCCTCAAGATGATAATGCTGGTGAAATTGCTTACACCCATGATGACAATAATCTTACTTTTAGTAGTGGTGGTGTAATTAATTTTAAAACTAATAACACCAATAGAATGAGTATTGCTAGCGATGGAGATTTAAATTTTGCATCAGGTCAATTACAATTACTTGCTGATAACTCTGCTGCAACAACAACAGCAAAATGGGATAGGGGTGCTGGACAAGGCGGAAATACTTCTATAGCTTTACAATTTTGTCATGGTGGAAGTGTAAAAGGAAGTATTGGTTATAATGATGGAAGCACCTCATATAATACTTCTTCAGATTACAGACTTAAAGAAAATGAAGTAGCTATATCTGATGGCATAACAAGACTTAAAACTTTAAAACCTTACAGATTTAATTTTAAAACCAACCCAGATAAAACAGTAGATGGTTTTTTTGCACATGAAGTTACAGCAGTACCAGAAGCAATTACTGGTGAAAAAGATGGTGAAGAAATGCAAGGCATTGACCAATCTAAACTTGTGCCTTTAATTACCGCAGCACTACAAGAAGCAATAACAAAAATCGAGTCACTAGAAAGTGAAATAGACCAACTAAAAGGAGTAAACTAAAATGGCTATAGAATATAATTGGGATTGTCAGACAGTTGACTATTATCCCGAACACGATGACCACTCACAAGTGGTATTTAATGTGCATTGGAGAATCAATGCTGTCAGCGATGAAAAAGACAGTGAAGATAATTTTTATGCAGCAAGCGTATATGGTACACAATCTTTAAATGTAGATGATATTGAAAACTTTATCCCTTACGCAGACTTAACCAATGAAATTGTTACTGGTTGGGTTGAAGGTGTAATGGGTGAAGAAGAAGTTCAGAACTTAAAAGATAGTTTAGCAAAACAAATTGCTGATTTAATAGATCCAAAAGTCGTAACAGGCCATATCGGAAGTTAAGTGAATGGCATTAATCCCCGTTACACCACCAGCAGGTATCGTTAAGAACGGTACTGAGTATGCAACTAAAGGTCGTTGGGTAGATGGGGATTTAGTTCGTTTTGAAAACGGCTATCTCACTCCAATCAAGGGGTGGAATAAACTTAGACCAAATCCAGTAGGTAGAATATTTAGTGGTACAGTTAGTACCACTGCTAGTAGTTTTATTATTACTATTACTACCACTACCGCACATGGAGCAATAGTAGGTGAAAAAATTAATTTACATGGTTTTGCTGCAACAGGCGGTATGCCAGCTAGTCAAATAAATCAAACCTATACGATTGCTTCAGTACCAAGTACTACAACTTTTACTATCAATACATTTCAAACAAATGTGCCAAGCATTGCTGCTACTTCAACACACACATCAAGTGCTTCAGAGGTTGTCTTAACAGCTACACCAACAGGCATGTATGCTTACTACGATAACGATGGTAAAGAAGTTTTAGCTGTTGGCACAAGAAACGGTGTTTTAATTTACTATGAAGAAGTTTGGTATGACATTACCCCAACAGGTTTTGTTGGTGATGATACTTTATCACCACTTGGTTTTGGTGCTCACCATTTTGGCGTAGAAGATTTTGGTGATGCTCGTTCACAGTCAGGTTTATCTTTTGATACCACAACTTTTTCTTTTGATAACTTTGGTGAAATATTATTATTCTGTTCGCCCTCTGATGGCAAAATATATGAGTGGAATCCTAATGCCCCAGCAACGATAGCAAGTGTCGTTACAGGAGCACCAACAAACTGTGAAGGTGTGTTAGTTACAAATGAAAGGCATGTTGTGGCCCTAGGAGCAGGTGGCGATCCTAGAAAGATTGCTTGGTCATCAAGAGAAACACTAAACACTTGGACAGCTTCAGCCACTAACACAGCAGGTGATTTACAAGTACCAACAGGAGGCAGAATTATTGCTGGTATTAAATATCAAACAGATATTATCATTTATACCGATACTGGTATTGCCAGAATGTACTATACAGGTTCTCCTTTTATTTATGGTATTCAAGATGCAGGTACAAACTGTAAGGCAATTAGCCCTAGAACAATTATTTCTGCTGGTTCTTTTTTAGCCTGGATGGGTGAAAACTCATTTTTTATATACAACGGTGCAATAAAAGAAATTAAATCAGATGTGCATGATTTTATATATGACAATATAAATTACACTTATAGACCTACTTCCTGTGGTGGACACAATTCTAATTACAATGAAATGTGGTTTTTCTTTCCAACAGGCGTGAGTCTTGTGCCAAATAAATATGTTATTTGGAATTACATTGATAATGTTTGGTCTATTGGTTCTATGGATAGATCCTGTTGGATAGATCAGGGTGTATTTAATTTACCGATTGCTTGCGATAGTCTTGGTAATGTTTTTGAACATGAAAGCGATGTTGCTTTAAACAACTCTGAGAATGTTGGTATTCAAGTACCCTTTTGTGAAACAGCACCAATGGAAATTGCTCAAGGCAGTAATTTAGTACAATGCAATCAAATTCTTCCAGATGAAGATGCTAATACTTTACCAGGTGTTACTATTAGTTTTAGGGGCAGGTTTAACCCATTAGGTGCAGAAACAAACTTTGGTAATTTTAATTTTGATGCAGATGGATATACTGATGCTAGGTTCACAGCTAGACAAGTACAAATGAAAGTTACAGGTGATGGTTCACAACCATTCCAAGTTGGTAATATACGATTAGATGTCAAAAAGAGAGGTAAAAGATAATGGCTAGAAGGTCTTTACAAAAACCATCTGGAAATTTTGATATTGATTACCAAAATTATTTAGTCTCTGAAATAGAATACCGAGATGGTTTATCTTTTAAGAAAGGTGAGCGAATAGAAGTGGGTGGAGGCGATTTAACAGAATTAGTATTAGTAAGTCCAAATGGAACAAAATATAAAATTAGTGTCGCAAATGACGGAACTCTCTCAGCTACAGCAACAATCTAAAATATTAGAGCCGTGGGAGATAGAGTGGCAAAGGTGTAAACCTTGGATTGAAAAAGCGGTTAAACACCAAGATATGTATAGTATCGAGGATGTAGAAGAACAAATTAGTAAGGGCATTTTTGCTTTATGGCCTGGGAAAAATAGTGCTATAATAACGGAGATAGTTGTCTTTCCCCAGATTAAGACACTTAACATACTGTTCTGCGGGGGAGATTATTCAGAACTACAATCAATAGTTGACACTTCTATTGAACAGTTTGCCAAACAATTAGGAATTAAACGCCTCTACGGTGGAGGCAGGAAAGGATGGCTTAGAAAGCTAAAAGGCAAAGGCTGGAAAAGCGAATATTTAATAAGTAAAGAATTATGAGCAAAGGAAAATCAACAACAACCACAACCACTGATCCAGCAATCGCAGCAATGCAAACAGACCTATATAATAGAGCTAAAGGCATTGCAGCTTTACCTTTTACACCCTACACAGGGCCAAGGGTTGCAGGATTCAATCCAGATCAATTAGCTGGCTTTGATGCAACTAGAAATATGTTTGGCCAATCAATGGCTTTAGACCCAAGAGGTCAATTAGCTGGTATGGGCCAAGCACCATTAGACATAAACTCTTTTTACAATCCATACCAAGAACAAGTTATAGATAATGCTATGGCTGACTTAAATAGAGGGAGACAATTACAAATACAATCAGACCAAGATGCAGCCATCGGCAGAGGTGCTTTTGGTGGATCTCGTTCAGCAGTCTTAGAAGCAGAAACAAACAGAAACTTTGCAGACAGAGCAGGTAATATTGCAGCCAATTTAAGACAACAAGGTTTTGATAGTTCTGTTGCTAATGCTATGGCAGACAGAAACTTTCGTTCTGGTATTAACCAAGGTTTGCTTAGTGACCAGTTTAGAAACTTAGGTTTACTATCTGGTATTGGTGCACAACAACAGGGCTTACAACAAGGAGCTATGGATGCAGGTTACAATGAGTTCTTGAGAGGTATTAATTATCCAGCACAACAGCTTGGTTTGCTTGCTCAAGGTGTTAGTGCATTGCCTAATCAACAATCTAAAACACAAAGTTACAGACCTGGTTTTGGTGACTTCTTAGGTGGTGCTGCTGGATTAGTAGGCTCTATGTATGCTGGTGGATTTAACCCATTTGGACTTTTTAAAACTTAGAAAACAATGACTGAATTAGAAAAATTTAATTTAATGTTACAGGGTGGTTATAACCCTATGGGCGGTGGTATTAACACCAACCAAATGAATGACTTTATAGCTGCTGGTTTTAGAAAACCTTTTGATAACAAACCAGTAATGCAAAATCTTTTTAATACACAACAATTTAGTCAAAATGTTGAAGATAAAAAACAAGCAGACCAAAGACTTAAAAACCAACAACTTGGTAATTTTCTTTTGGCTTTTAGTGATACTTTAAGAGGTGTTAATCCAGCTCAAGGTGTTTTACAAAGACAAGAAATATTTCAACAACAAGCAGATGAAAGAAAAGCTGAAGAAGAAAGAAATAGAATATTAGCTAGTATGTCAGATGACGTAAGAAAAATATTTGAAACTTATGGGCCTGTTGCAGCATTTCAATATAAACAAGCTCAAGACAACGCTGAGATCACTGCTTTACAAAAACAAAGAGAAGCACAGGCATTTAGAGATGCAGGGCTTGATGAAAGAAGTATATCTTTATTTACAGACACAGATTTAAGTGTTGATGAAATTTTAAAACTTACTGGCCCATCAGAAAATGAACAAAAAATTGCAGATTTAATAGCGAGCGGTTTGACAGAAAATCAAGCAAAACTCAAAGTTGCTGGAGTCAGCGATAAATACGTTTTTGAAATTAATAAAAATGGACAAATTAAAAAATCAATAGACGATTTAGATAAAGAAATTAATGAACAATATATTTCTTCAGAAGGACTACAAAAAATAGATCAAGGTTTTGGTCTTAAAGACACAATAGACAATATCGCTAACCAAGCTCTTGGCCCTATAGTTGGAACACCAGCAAAAGATACCAATAAAGCAATCGCTGCAAAAAAAGTTTTAAATGAAAATTTAAGAGAAAGATTTGTTAATCAATATTCAGGCAGACCAAGCGTTTATTTAAACCAAAGAATTGATGCTTTATTACCACAAGATGTTTATATGCCTGAGTTCGATGCACTACAAAGATATACAGAAATTAGTAGAGTTTTAGTTCAAGCAAAACAAGAGCTTAAAGAAAATATTGAGAGTGGTTTATATGAGGGTTTAGATTTACTAAATTTACAAAATGAATATAAAAGCACATCAATACTTTTAAAAGACTTAGCAGTAGCTACAGGAAACTTAAAAGGTGATGAAAAAGTATCATTAGAACAAGTTAATGAAAATTTTTCCTCTACAGGTAAATATGCTAAAGGACAATATGATCCTGTATTTTTAAACAATACAAACAAAGAAGAATAAACATGGCTACTTTTCAAGAGCTTAAAAATAAAGAAGAAGCACAAGAGATATTTAATCAAGTAAAACTTGATGGTTCTCGTTTACTTAGAGAAGGCAAAATAGATAAAAAAACTTATTATGCCAAAACAAGAAAAGCTGGCATTGAACTTGGTTTAATAGATCCTAATGAATATCCAGGTAGATTGCCTGCTTGGGTAGAATCAGCATTTGAAATAGGTGGTGGTATTGCAGGAACAATCGGTGGTGCGTTTGCAGGAAGCCTTCCTGGTGCGGTAGCTGGTGCAACAGGTGGTACTGCTGCGGGTTCATTAGCTTATGATTATTTAGGTGATTTACTTGCACCTGATATGCCATCTCCAAGCACAAAAGAAAGATTTATTGATGCAGGTATTACAGGAGCAACATCTGGAGCTTTAACAGCAGTAGCTCCAGTAGTGGCAAGACCAATAGAAGCAGCAGTAAGAGGCATAGCATCTGGTGTTAAAAGTGGTAGCAAGTTTGCTTCAGATAAAATTAAAGGTGTTACTCCTAGTGCAGATAAATCAGTTGGTGTAGTCGAAAGAGGTTTAGGTATAACAGATGATGCTGTAGCTAAAGCAAATCTGCTAGGCAAAGAAGGTGTTGAACTTTCTGTCGGGCAAGCAAGCTCATCACCTTTAATACAAGGTGCATATAATCTTACAAGTCGTATGCCTATTGTTGGTAAACCAGGATTGGATCAAATGAGAAAATCATTTGGACAAATTGATGAAGCCCTGAAAAAAAGAACAAAAATAGACAAGCCTCTAACAGAATCAGAAAGATCAGACCTAATTAACAAGTTTGGTAAACAAAAATTTGATGAATGGCGAAAATCGTATCAAGCACTTTATCAACAAGCTGATGATTTGAATATAGCTAAAGGTGATTTCTTTGATGCTTCAATAATATCTAGTATTGCAAACAACACAATTAAACAAAAAAGCAAACTCGCAGTTATGCCAAAAGATGTAACAACAACACTTAAAAAAATCAAAAAATTAAAAGACGAACAGTTAGCTTTTAAAGATGTTGATGCTTTAGATACAAGACTTACTGATTTAGCTAAAAAATACGATCCAGCTAGAAGTCAAATTCCTAATAATACTGCATATCAAGCTGTTATAAGGTTACAAAAACAACTTAGTAAACAATTAAAAAATCCAAACGATGAAGCTGGTAGATTGTATCAGCAAGCAGACAAGCAATTTGCAAGTTTTATGAAGTTTGTTGATGAAACAAGTCTTGGTAGAGAGTTTCAAAAAACTGTCGGTAGAGGTGCATTAAGACCTGGCATTGGCAAACCACCAATTAAAAAAGCAGAAGATTTATATAAAAATGCTTTTGGTGAAAATAAGAGCCCTCAAGCCATTAAAGAATTAAGAGAGCTTATTGGTGATGAACAGGTTGATGTTTTAGCAGCAAACTACTTAGATGATATTTTTACCAAATACATAAGATCAGACAAAAGAAACTTTACTAAATTATATGATGAGCTTGGTTTTTCAAATAAATCTTCTTTGAACTATGAAGCAACAAAAGAACTTCTTAAAACATATAAAAATACTAGCGTTAAAGATTTAGAAAATTTCTTAGGAGCAATCAAACAATTCCCAGAAATTTTGCCAGATGTAAACACATTTATTATGAGATCAGGAGCTTTGCGAGCAGCTTCTAATCTTGGGCCTAGTGCAGTTGTTGGGGCTGCTGGTGCTGGTTCAGGTGTTGCTGGTGTTGGTTTGCTTTATGTTGTTAATAGATTTTTAGCACAACCATTTAATAAAGAATTAGTTAAAAAAGCGGTTGGTAATAATAAGTCTGCTATGGCAAGACTTATGGAAAGATTTAGAAACTTCTTACCACAATCATTGCCTGGTGGAGCTTCTCAAGAGCTTGCCCCACAAATAGGTGCACAATTCTTACAGCCAGTAGTTGTGCCAGAAACCCAACAATTATTGTTAGACTCAATGAAATAATGTCCTTATATAAAGTCGGTAGGGCAGGAGAACATTTAGCTGCCTACTTCCTCCTTCAATATTTTGACGAAATCTTTGAACCCAACCCACTAGCTAGATACGATTTTTTGGCTATGAAAGATGATATTCCATACAAGATTCAAGTCAAAACATCTGAGTCAACCTTTCACCACAGAAAAAAAGAATTGGTTAGGTGGGATATAAAGAAAAGAGTCAACAGAATTAAAAAAGACTATGATGAAAACGAAGTAGATATATTTGCTTTTTGTTATCTGCCCTACGACCAAATAGAATTTCA